AAGAATACTCCAAGCTCACGGTCTGCGTTTATCTTGAAAGCTCCGAAGTCTCCTGAATCAATTGTATCGGTAGTAAAGAATCCACCAACCATTAATCCTTTGTCTGAACCTACGGCGAAAGCACTATCATCTACATAATCACCTTCGATATTTGCGATTATAGTACCACTTGCTACATTTACATCCAATGCTGTTCCTGTACTGGTTACACCTGCTAATGCGTCTGTGTTAGTCTCAATATCTGAAAGAGTTGCTTCAGTTGCTGCTCCAGAAGGTAAAGGTAAAGAAGTAGCGTCGATAGTAATTGAGTTACCACCATCTTGAATATTAACTGCACTTACTCCAGAACCATTATCGACAGTTACATTATGACCATCTGCTAATTGTTTAGACGCAGTTGCTGCTCCCGTTGGAAGACTAATTGTTCCACTTATATCATTAATGTCCCACGTTCCACTCTGTGTGACTGCTCCTATAAGATTTGAACCAGCAGGTAAAGATTCTCCTAAAAACACTGCGAGTTCTCTATCAGCATTTATTTTAAATGCTCCAACATCGCCAACGTCTACTTGGTCTGTAGTATAAAAACCACCAGTTACTGTAAGTTTATCTGATGCGGCAGTGAAAGCTGAGTCATCTGTTATAACAGAATCATTGCTCCCTCCTCCCGAAATTATATCTACTTGTAATCTTCCGCTTGAATTTGTTGATAAGAATTGTAAATTAGAACCATCTGTGCCCATAGCTATTGTTCCGTCTTGACCACTTACTACAACGTCGCCATCTTCATATTGAGAACCTGCAGTAGTTCCGCCTACTATATTAACATCAATTCCTGTGTTGAATCCAACGGTTGTGGAAGTGATTGAACCTCCAACACCATCATGTAAATCTACATCAACATTATTTGTAATTGTAGATATAGTTCCGATATCACCTATTAAATTTGTGCCAGTAGGTAAAGAAGATGCTAAATCTACTTGTAAATTTCCTGAAGTATCTGTTTTTAATTTTCGATTAATAGATCCATCATTACCATATACTAAAATATCATCTGTTGATTCTGAAAGGGTTGGTTGAGTTAATACATCTATTTGTAAGTTTCCAGATGAATCAGTTTTGATTGCTTGATTAGCACTTCCATCGTATCCATATACTTGAATAGAATCATTTGCTTCGTCAGTAGTTACTGCTATTGTTGAGTTAACTAAGTTAACATCTAATCCTTGATCTGAACCTACGAGTGTTGAAGTTATTGAAGTTCCTGAACCATCTTTGGTTTTAGAACCGATATCATTAGTTATTGTTGTTACTGTATCTACAGTATCTACACTAACTTGACCTGTCGCGGTGATTGCTAATTCGTCTGAGCCATCAGTTACTTTTACTTTACCAATTACATTTGAACCTGTATTTAATCCGACATTCCAAGTTCCAGATTTAGTTACTGCGAGAGTTGAATTTGTAACATTAGTGTCGACAGTATCAGCAATAGATTTTACTTTTAATGCTCCATCTGTGTGAACAGATAAAAATTGTAAATCTGTTCCATCAGTTCCTAAAATAATGTTACCGACTTGTGAAGCTACCGTAGTTCCATCTGCGTATTGTGAACCACTACCTATGGAAGATGCGTTTAAAATCTGAACATCCAATCCTTGATCTGAGCCTACGAGTGTTGAAGTTATTGAAGTTCCTGATCCGTCTTGTAATTTAACACTAGGAGCATTTTCAATAGTTGTTGCTAGTTCTCTATCTGCGTTTATTTTGAATACGCCGTAATCCCCTACATCTATTGTATCTGTTGTAAAGATACCTCCAATAGCATTTCCTTTATCGGATGCTACTGTGAAAGATCCGTCATCAGTATATTCTGTAGCTGAGGAACCTCCGCCGCCTCCACCGCCAACTGTCCTTACGACATCTACACGTATAGCAGGTAACCCGCTAATATCGGTAAACTTCTGGTATTCTCTATCTGTAATTTGACTCGGTAGTGCCATGCTTGATTATTATAAATAAATAAACGGGAGAACTATAAAAGCCCTCCCATCATCTATTCAACTTTAACTTGTAGTAATCTTTGCGATTGCAGAACTTCGTAATACCGAAGTTGCAATTCTAATTGTTGCTACAGTGTGGTTTGTATCTCTCATGAAATCGTCAAAATTCTCAAGAGTTACTGGTCTCTTTTCAGCAATTGCATATGCGTGGTTTCTATCAATAACTAAACAATGTTTAGCTGTGACATTTCTTGACACGATAACGTTCATACCGAAAATGTTTCCAAGTAGTCGTACTTGTAAGTCGCTTGATGTGATGCTCAAATTTGCGCTGTTTAATCCAGCTAAATTTCGAATATCTGCTGCTACTTCAGTTCCTACAATTAAGTCAGTTGCTGTGTATCCGCTGGATTCTAAATCTTCCATTGCTTCCGTTAAGTTAGCTAATGATAGAGTTGCTCCACCAGTTACAGTGCTTCCGGCTCCAGAACTTAGAGCGTCTGCTACCAAACTATCTTCTTTATCAGCTAAAGCATATCCTGCTGTTGCTGCGTTTTTCTCAACTACTGAGAATTGGCTGTCTTCAATCATTTCTCTAGTAATTCCGATTGTTACACCGTATTTCACTGGAGTCAATGTGATTTGACTGTACGTTTCTTGACCGTACGGTAATTCAGCTCCTTCAGCTACTTCGTGTACTACCATAGATTCTGGATCTTGTAGTGACACTTTTACTGCTGGACCTGGTATTTCGTTCGGACCAATTAACAGTCCTGCCAATGGTCTAAAGACCAAATTCTTTCGTACTGCTTCTTGCAGGGTTCGATAAACCATGGTTGGAGCAAGTACATTGCTTCCTGTCGATGTGCTTCCTGTGGATAAAATTCCACTTTCCTTAATATTGTATTTCATTTTACTTCACTCCTCCTAAATGTTTAATCTTACCAAAAGGTATTTTGATGCTGCTGCAGTTGAACCAGTTACTGCTCTGCCGATTACATTGCTGTAACTTGCTGCGTCTTTAACGGTTTGTGCTGTTGCACCTTGTTCTACGAGCTTCCCAGTTGTTGAAACGTTAGCTGCGTCTCCTGCGAAGATGAACAAACCTTGTGTTGCTACGGATAATGTTTCTCCGCTTGCTGCGTCTGTAAGGGCTACCCCCACGATGATTGCGTCATCACTTGTTGTTGCTACGGCCACTAGCACTGTGCCAGCTTCATAACCTGCTTGACTGATTGCAGTCATAACGTTGGTTGTTGATGCTGATGCTAATAAGTCTCCTGCTGAGACTGCGCCACTAGCAACTGCATGGTACGTAGTACCAGGCATATTAATTAATTGTGTGTTTACCATTTATTTTATTTCCTATAGTTTTGCTAATGGGTGATGTTCTCGCCAATAGGCCATATCCCATTCCTGCCAGTAGTTACCACGCTCATTTTTCAATTCGCCTGATACCCATTCTGGTAATGCTTTTACATTTTCCGAAGTAATAGCTCGTGACTTAATTACTTCTTTGGTTAAATCCAACATGTGAGACTTTAATTCTGAAATTTCTGATTTCATATTATTAAGTTTCTCTTCTGCTGCGTCGTCATTCTCCTCAGCTTCTGGTTCTGCTTCTGCTTCTTTTTCTTTTTCAGCTTCAGCTTCTGGTTCTGCTTCGGTTTCTTCTGCGTCTTCTTTTAAGAGAAGAGCAAGTTTTTCTTCAATTGCTTCCAATTTTCGTTCCATTTTTTCTTGTTCTTTACTTTCGAAAGAATTGTACGCCTCTGTAACTCTTGCAGAGAATGTTGCGCCCGGAACACCAGGTATTGCTACCAACGATAATTCTAAGAACTCGATACTCTTCGCTACAAAATTCGTAACTCCATCTTCAACTATTTTTTTAAGTTCCTCAATTTTGGAACCGACAGAAACATTTCTGATTAAGCCACTACGAATCTTCTTTTGCATAGATTCATCGACTACATCTGCCTTAAACTTCAATTGCTTTCCGTCTACATAGGCTTCAGTTACTCGACCGACAATACCGTCAACGGTATTCTCATGATCTTTCAAAAGTGGTACTCCGACTAGAGTTTCTGCTGCTTTACTAATTTCACCAATTTCATACGTAACGTTGTTACGCGAAGTAGTTTCCTCAATTGCAACACCTTCGATTCGCAGAATGCCATCATCAGTTGTGTTTTCTGAATAGCTTTCAACGATAGGTACAACAAAATTTATTTTCATATTTTTCATCTCTTTATACCTTCTACCGGCTTTCTTAAAACGCGATGTACAAATAGCAAAAGCCGAAGCTTTAGCATCTTTATCAGACTTTCCTTTTTTTGTTTGTTGTGTAGTAACGTCTAATATACATCGTTTAAAATCTGCTGGCATAAATTATTTAAATCGTTTGGCGTATTTAAATATAATTAATAGTTGTAAGAACTACGTTTTGTGTTAAGTGGTGAATCTTCAGGGTGTTGACCTCGCAGTAATGCGTTTGTTATGGTTACAGTGACATTTGTCAAATCTTGCTTAGTGCTCCATTTATTCTCAGGCCATTGTTGACCGTCTGTTTTTCCAGGTTCACCAAGACCGACAGATTGGTCTTTTAATGTGTGATTGGTTTTGAATTGTACATCTGCATCATCACCTTGATAAACTGCTTGCCACTTATTTTTATCGTAAGGATTTCTAACAATCTTAAACGGAACTACCATGGAGTTATCCCCTTTCGATAGTAATCTCTAAACCATTGTTCATCTTTAGCACTAATTCTTTCAGGTTTTCCTGATTGGTCAAAATAATAGAATCCTTCTTTCAGAGGTGCTTTATGTGGAGACTTATCTTTCTTATTATCATCCAGACCTTTCAACGCTTTGTTTCCAGGGTTTCCAGGATCCTCTTTAGGAATAAATTTAACTTTAATCCCTAATTGTTGTGCTACATATCTTGCATCAATAATTCCAGCTGCCTTTAATCTAAGCAATCTGTTTACTTTTACGTCTTCGTCTTCTTTACTAAATTCTCCGAACTTAAGTTTTACTGAACCAGGAGTAACTATCTTATCAATGATAAGCATGTTGATTTGTGTTGTAAGAACTTCTTGAATGGATTTAACTCTTCTATCGAATATTCCAATTTGAACTTTAGCAGTTGCTTCAGTAATACTTTGTCCCCTACCTAACGCTACTTCAGGAACTTGTAATCCTGCAATGACTTGATTCTCCATGTGAGATAAAAAATCTTCGACACCAATCTTTGAACCTAACGGTCTTAATACATCTGCTCCAACATTGTGTGCTGTGATTAAATCCATTTCAGGATTCTGGTCACTTAGTTGAGATTCGAAATCATCAATCTGTGATTCGGTAGCAGGTTCAGTCTCTGTACCTAATTTATAATGAACTTGAGGTGCTGCGTATCTATGAGAGATTAATCTTAAATCATGCTCCATTTGAAGCTTAGTTGCCAGTGCTGTTCTTACACATTCAATTGCTGAGGTTCCTTCTGCTGCATCTCCGATGACATTCATCTTGAAGTGTGCAATTTCATCCGTTGTGAAATCAATAGATTGTGTGTGTGAACTCTTTTGCTCATAACCTATAATTTCACCAGTACCATCTTCTGATAAAGTCACACTCATAGTCTTAGGATGTAAAATTTTTAATTCGACGATTCTAGAACCTGCTCTAACTAATTCGAGATAACCATTTCCATAAATTAGCATATTTCTAGCAAGCCTTAGTGCGATCATATGAAAGTCTTGACTTTCAAAGAACTCAGTTACTGTCTTAATTTTTCTTTCATCTTCACCAAGTAACTCGTAACCAACACCGACTGCAAGATCTGACGTGTAATTGATTGCTGCTTGTACCAATGGCACTTCCTTATATATTTTTTCGTAAGTATCATAACCTTTTTTTAATGAATAGTTATTATTATAAGAACTAAAAAAACCCCGTACTGTGCTTATCTTTCCCTTACCAGACTCGGTTAGAAATAAACTTCTAACACTCTTCCTGAATCGGTTACCTAGTGACGCCATTGAGTGTGATGATACAGTAATTCGGTTGATGTTATTAAATGTTTCTTTTGAATCTTACTCTGGGTTTTAATACGTTTCTAACAAAGAACCCTGGACTCATTCGTTTGAGACTATATACTGCTAAAGCCAAACTATCAACATAGTCATCATGCATACCTTCTGGTGCGTGAAGCAGCATTTTTCCCGTTGGTGAAACCTTCTGGCTGAATGACGTGAGTTGTGCTTTCAACTTTTCGTTGTATGGTAAGACCAGTGACTTTGTCTCCATCATCAGCCGAAGATTTGAAAACAAATCAACCTTACTGCCTACGGTAAAATTGAATCCTTTGATTCTCAATCCCATAGCTTTGAGTTGATCTATTTGAGCTAATCCTGCTCCTGTATCTGCTAAGCACTTCCGAATCTTAAACCTTTCGGCGAATTGGATTACATGTCCGATTACTTGATCATAGGCCATCTGCTTGAACTCTTTTATCATAACAATCTTACTAGGTCCTGCTGTGTTCTTTTGTAAGATCGTAACAACTGTGGAAGAATTCTGCTTGCCCCAGTCTATGCCCATATAGTATTCACCATCAGGTGAACCATAACTCTCTTGTGGGAAATCTTCCATACACGTTTTAATTAAAGCAGTTGGGAAAAAGAGAACTCCGTCATCAACGAACTCAGCTAAATACTCAACGGCGAAACGAATAGGTCCCATTGATTTACGTTGGCCTTCTAAATCTCTGATATCTACTCCCGGTGCTAAAGGTTTACCATCTTTCAGCGCAGGGAAATGAAACACGTCTGCGCGATCATTATCTTGACTCCATTCTAAATACATATTATAAAAGAACCCTGCTTTCCCGTACGGTGTAGAGGTGAGTATAATTCTTCCTCCTGTTCTAATAACCATTGGCATTATTACTTCATAATATAATTCGTCGTTCGATAGGTGTGCTGCTTCATCTATGAATACAATGTCTGCAGTGTATCCTCGAATTGTAGCTTCACTTGGAGGTAAGGATACAATCATGCTCCCGTTATCGAGATGTACTTCAGTTCTACTTGCTCTCTGGATTGATCTAGCTAATATTTCACTATGTTCTATATCTTGTCTTACTTTATGTAATAGTAATGATGCCTGTCTTTGCGAAGCAGAGATGAACAAAATTTTGGACTTTGGTTTAGTGTATGCTAACCAGATAGAATATTTTACTACCATCTCGGATTTACCAACCTGTCTTCCTGCATTAATAAGAACAAATCTCTTTTTACTATTAAAAAATTTCTCTTGGTACCACGTAGGTTCAAAGGCTTTACTTGCGTCCAAAGGATTTCTTAGAAATGTTCTACAAAAGAGTGCGGGGTTTTCTTTCGCTTTACTTAAACTCTTAGTTAGATTCTTCGGAAGTTGCTTCAACTTCTTCTTCGTCGCTGCTTGAAATGCCATACTTCTTTTTCTTCTTACTTCGTTTAGCTGGAGTATCTAATTCTACTTGCTCAATTCCTGCGAACAATTCAGTTATGCTACCTGTATCATCCACACTAACTGTTCTTCGAACCAGTCTTTGCTGTCTCGATAACCCTAGCTCACGCCCTAGCGAAGAATATATATCTAAGAATTTTTTGGTGATTGATGAAATCTTGTTTGCGACATCAGGATCTGTTGCTTTGATTCTAATGAATCGTTTACTCTTAACGAATGTAGCAACCATTAACCATAAATCCATTAAGTCTTTTTGTGAATTGATTTCAAACTCGCGTTTGATATTATTAAACAGACGCTCAGCCATAGCAGCCTCGTCACTCGATAATGTATCTCTAAAGATTCCATTATCTATATCAGCAATTCTTGTCTTCGCATTTTCTTCAGAGATCAAAAATTCTTTGAGCAACAATGCTCTCCGCCGTGTTTCCTCTGTATTCGGTAACGCAGCGAGCTGTTTAGCTATCTCTTCATAATCCATAAATTTCCTGTTTTAGAAGGATTATCTTACCCATCACTAGGTTACAATGTTTCCGTAAAGCTTTGCCTTCAGAGGTATCATCACACGATTGGAGTGTAGCCCAACCATCTGCCCACTCTTTCTCTAGAGCTTTAAGAGTTCGTTTATTTTTCAGTTCCGTTTGGAGTTCCTGAATTTCCTGTTTTGTTAGATCCATCTTCTTCAATTAATTCTTCGACACCCGCAGATATAATACTTTGTTTGATACCGTTCAACCGAACAATCTCTTTTTCCATATTTGATATGTTGGTGGTCATATTATCTTTTTGATTATTGAGGTTTTCAATCCCCTTATCAATATTTTGCATTTGTAATTGTGCTTCATTCACAGTCATTTCATCTACCTTGTTCGTTGCGAAAAATATTTTCCCGTTTTCCAACTTTACATTTGTATCAGTATTCGATTCCATATTTCAGAAAAGGAAAAACTTATATAAAAGACTTGCCCTTTTTATAAATGGTGGGGAGGATATTTGTATAAAGTTTCTTTTTGCATTTTGTTTTTCACCGACCTCCCCGCTACTTTATGGTAAGGACTAAAGGGTACAAGTTTAAAATATGTCCCCGGTGTAATTGGAAATTCCGTGCCGCTTCTAAAGCTACCAATTATTGTACATTATGCTCAAAATCAGGTTCAGGAAATTATAAAAGAACTCCTGCAAAGCGGAGTGCTAAACTGAATGATTTCATGGCAAGAATAAATTATATCAGAACCTTGGAGAAAGAAAACAATGAGCTGGCAAAAAAGAAAAGGAACTAGATTTGAAAACCTAATTGTAGATATAGCTGAGAAGTACGGATTCAAGGCAAAGCGTGCGTGGGCATCAGACGGTAGAAGTCTTGGAATGCATAGCGAAGTAGATGTTATAATTTATCCCATTGATAGTAGAACACCCTGGAAGATACAAGCTAAGTGTCGTAAGTCAATTGCTGATTATTTAAAACCTAATGAGAATGTAGACTGGCAAGTAGTAAAAGAAGATCGTGGTAAAACTTATGCTGTGATTGAGCTTAAGGAGTTTTTAAAATTATTAAACCGCCGTACGTAAACCCACCTAGAAGATATAGCAGATGTAAGTGGTGTGCTCGTGAATGGCTTACTGCAGTTAGACGAAGAACTTGTATTCAATGTAGAGATAGAGTTAAGCCTCCTGAAGACGTACCTAACCGAATTAGGTACCATCACTAAGTTTTAGCTTTTACAAAAAAAAAAAATAATCTCCAATTTTTTCTGTCGGTTTTAGATACCTCTTATATATACCACTGAGCAGTGACTAAGAATTTTTTCGAAATGCTTATAAACCTATCTAAAACTAATGCAAAAAAATCCGATCTTTTCTTAGTGTTGTTCAACACTCTGTTTTTTATTCTATGTCTATGTTACATATAGTCTCTTAGTAGCTTATTAAAATACTATATATGATATTAATTATGATATTAATTAGGATATAGATACTCTCTTAGTTCTTCTTTTGTTATATCTTTCTTCAATAAAAGAAAGTACTCACTTAGTAGTAGTAAATATAAACATATTATACATAATAGACACCTTTATAAACACCATATACAATAGATAAGTATGCCTAGTAGTAATACTTAGCATAGTGAAAGACAATGAAAACAATAAATAAAAAAGAAGATTGTAATGTATGCGATAGCTACACAAATCAAAAAGATTGTGAGGCTTGCGACGGCACAAAAGTTATTGATATCGAAGAGAATAGTACTAAAATGTCAATAAATAAAAAAGAATGTGAGCGTTGTTATGATTCAAACGAAACAACATACTACAAGGCAGAGCAGTTAAATGTTTGCTCTGATTGTGAAGACTCTTTAAGGAGAGGGACAAGACTATGAGTTTATGTCGGAAGCGAGGATATCACTCTTGGACTGATAAGAACGGTACTCCAGAAGTCTCAAGCACAGTAGAAAGTTTCGAAGAAATGGAATTAGAAGCAGGGTGTCGATTTTGCAATAAAGAAATCATACTAAAAGGGAAGTGGTTATGAAAAAATACCATATGTCTGTTAATGTTAATATGACTTGTTGGATTGAAGCAAACTCAGAAAAAGAAGCATTAAAACAGATTGAAGATGAATGTTATGACCACTGTTCACATATCGCAAGTTTCGACTCTGCCGAGATAATAGAGGTTAAAAAATGAGTTTAAACCGAGCTTACGGCAGTCAATATCATAAAAGAGTTTTAGAACTCGAAAAAGAAGGATTAACAACATCTGACGCTCAAGGCGTAGCCGAAGCAGAATTTAAAGAGGTTAAAAAATGAAAACAAACGAAATAAGAGAAATTGAAATATTGAAAAAAATAGAAAAGGGTATTGATTTATTGGATTCTATGATTTCAAAAGAAGAGGTTAAAAAATGAATACTAAAGAAGAAAAGATAGAATTAATGCGAGTTAATTGCTTGATTTCTGAGTTTATAATTAATAGAATTAAAGCCAATAAAAAAGAAACAGAAATAAGAAAAGCAGAAGCAAAAGAAGAAAAAATATTCTTTAAGGATATTAGAACACATATCGATAAATTAATTGCAAAAGTTCATGAAGCAGAACAAACTCAAGCGACACAATGTCATTATTGTAAAGAAACCAGCAAATTAGAAGTCTTTACGAAAAATAAAGAAGAAGTCAAGGTTTGTGAGGATTGCTATTTTGGATCTGAGTGTGAATTAAAATGAAAACAATAACAAAAGAAGACTTTAGAAAATATGAAGAAATACAACTGAGCGGATCCGTCAATATGTTTGATATTAAAGGAGTTATGTCGTTATCTGGATTAACTTCAGAACAAATAAAAGAAATACATAAGAACTACTCCAAATTTGTTGATAAATGGGGGGTTAAAAGATGATAAATAAGAATTATTATGAAGATATGCTCCTGAAGGTCGAGGAGTGGATTGGAAATAATGGAGCGATGAACTATGAAGATTTTGAAAATGAAAAAGAAAGTTTGCTAAAATCTTATGAGGTTTCAAAATGAAAACAGAATTAGTCAATATGAGACACGGAAAAGACTCAATAAGAGAAAAACACCTCATAAATCATTTTGCATCAAGTTTTAAAGAGTGTATTGGATTAATCCAATTTGGAAAGCAAGACATAAGAGGGAATTATTCCATTTCAATATTTGAAAAGAAATACCCTTATTGTATAATCGAACAAAAGATATTTAATACAAGATTAGAACTTTTCGCTTATATGGAGGGTTATTTAGCTCTTAAATATAATCATTTTAACAACGATAAAAAAATGGAGGTGGTTAATAATGAATAAAATAACAGGAGTAATACTAAATAACGAAGATATGAGCATATTAAAACGAAATCATATCACAGTTAGCCCTTTAATTAGAGAATTAATTAAAGCTTATATTATGGAGAAAAACTTAAAATGACAAATACAGAAAGCAGTTGGTTTTATTGGTATAAATCGATGGTAGCGATGGCCTTAAAAGGTAATACAAAAGCAATTAAGATTGTTGCAGACTTTAATAATAAAAGTCTTTACGATTTTAGAAAGAAATACAGCAAGGTGAAATTATAATGGGAACTCGAAGCACGACAACATTTTACGAAAATGAAACTCAGTTAGCTACACTTTACAAACAATACGATGGACAAACTGACGCTTGGGGATTATTGCTTAAAAATTATATTGGTTCTAAAAAATGGACTAATGGATATATTTTTGAGGAAAGAAAAATAGTTTTTAACGGAATAGGGTGTTTTATAGCTCAATTAATTGCTAAGTTTAAAGACTGCGCAGGGGATTTAAGCATAACTACGCTTAACGATGAGCAAGAGTTTAACTATTCACTAACCTATCAAACAACGAAACACCCCACCCAAACGAAAGAAGGAAAGAACATCATAAAAGATGGGTATATAATCACCTTAGAATGCAAAGAAGATTCAGATTTTAAAAAAGTCTGGAAAGAAATGCTTGAATAACTCTTAAATGAGTTATTCTTTTTTTTTTATAAATTTTTGTTACCTTTCATTAGTAACAAGTAATAACACAGATTAATTGAACACTCTCTTTTAAACATAAAATTCTTTTTTAGATTATGAAAAACATAGTCTTTACTAAAAAACTTAATGGATCAAAATTTAATGCTCTTGGAACTATTAACAATTTTAAAAGAAATAGAATTAGAACTAATAAAAGAAGAACAAGAAAATTTCATTTAAATGGGAAATTTTGTTACTACTATTCAGTAATGACAAAACCTTCCTGTTTTGTATGGAAAAGTATATAATAGAAATTTGTATTTAAAGTGTATGGTGAAGGATATATCGCATACTGATGCTACATTTCGAAATAGTATCGAATTTAGCAAAACAACAAGAGGAAACACATGGACAATTAAAGTTTATGATGATGACACTGACAGAGCACTAGAAAAGATTGCAAAGCTAAATGAAGAATTAAGAACGAGGTTCGAAGCATAATGGCTAAGATCACAGAGAAGTTCTCAGTTTGTCTTGATGACGAAGGTAGATTAAAAGCTGTCGGAGGTATATTTCAAAAGAAAAATCTCAGAGCACATTTCAAACAATTAAGGGAGCTTTTCAACAACAGAGGGAAGAAATGAAATGCGAACACGATAGTTATGAGAACACAGGAAACGAAGCTCACGAGTGCACCAAATCACAAACTTATTCTTATATAGAAATGAAATGTGATTTCTGTTCAGAATTAGTATATGAAAAATATATATATTTAGGAACATATGAAAAAGATGAAATCCCTAAAAGTTTGTTTAATGAGGTAACAGTATGAAACTAACTTTAAAGGAACAGGTTAATGTTTTATTTCAAAGTTGGTTGTATGAAAATTGTAATGATAGTTTGCACACTAATGAAGATTTTTCCAATGCAGAACAAGATGAAGATTTTCAAATTGAATTTTTAAAGTTCGTGGAGAAGAACTTATGAGGATTAGAGATGTAGATATTAGTTTAATTGGAGATTCAGAACTCTCCATCGAATTAGAATTAGTTTCAGGTAAGAAATTCACAGGAATCATACAGGAGGATAGTGAATGACAATATTAAAGGAACTAAACGCACTCCTTTTAGAACGATCTAGAAACTCTTGCTCTGAAATTCGAAAGGATATTCAGAAAGAGATAGATAATTTAATCTCTGAATTACTGATTTTAGAAAAGGAGCAATGGTTAAAGAATGATAATTGAACACGAGGTTAAAGTATAATGCCTATAAGTTTAGATGATATCTGTACTTATAAAAAAGAAATTGATAATGCATTGGCTAATTATTATATGGATAACTTAAAGTTAAATGATACAGTAGATTTGTTAGAAAATTTAAAGCAAGTCTTTGATAAAGCATACAGGATCAAGGAGGAAATGGAAAATGGTTAAGAAATTAGTAAGATTAGATATTGAACAACTACCTGAAGATTTATATCTTAAACTCACAGAAGAGTTTGTGGATCAATGGGGAGTTGCTTATTATGGACATTGGAAAATAGAAGCAATTAGAGAAACAGTCAAGAGGAGGTGAATGATGGATACTAGATTGGATTACTACAAAGAAGAGAAAGAAAAGGAATTAGAAAATGAAACTAACGACGACGGAGATTAAGGTAGCTTACTTAGATAAGCTTTACTACGACAAAGGAAAACAACTCACAGATTTTGAGTTGCAGGTACAAAAGAAAGGAGGATTCTTTTCTAAACGACACAACTACCGAAAGGTTGGATTTAGAAGAGATCCTTTTCTTAAAACAGTAAATGCTAGAACCATATTAAAAAATGAAATAGTATTTGACTTTGACCCACCTAACAAAATGACACCAGAAACCTATAAAGAAAAACTCACAGATATAATCAACTTACTTAAAAAGACATTTAAAGATGTTCATGTCTTCGACACTGGAAGCAGAGGAATTCATGTTCATGTATATGAGAATAAGATGTTTCAAATGAACATCGAAGAGCGAACAGAATATCGAAGACAATACTTAAAGATATTTAACGCAGACTTACAAAAAGCTAGTGAAAGAACAACAATTAACATTGAGTATGCACCTCACTGGAAAACAGGTAAGATTAAATTCAAAATTGGTGAAAAAAATGAAAGCAGTAATTAGAATGAGAAGATTGATGACAACGACAGCACAAGTCATTATTATGACTATCGATAATAATGATATCTTACATCCATTTAAGTTAAAGATTTCGGATAACTTATATGACAAACTATTATACAACTTTAAACGAGATTTGTTGGTTGAAATCGAAAGTGGAACGATAACAAAGTTCTTTAAGATAATGCCTTCGACTGATGTTGTTGTACAAACTCTAAATAGAATTGAGTTGATTCAACGAATTATTGGGGAAAGTATTTTAAAGAAAGATTTTATTATATCCTACACCCGACAAACAAGATGCAGTGATAGAACAGCCAGACGGCATTTAAAAGGAGCTATAACTATGGGAGTGGTTTCCCAATTGGATGCTAAGACACTTTGTCAAGGTGTCCATACAAAACCACGACACGAAGAGCAAGTTGGACAAACGGACACGAAAAAGAAATGGCACTAAATACAATTCAAGACTTAAAGAACAGAAGAAATCAAGTGGTGAAGTTTTCACGACACCACTCGATCTCACCTTATGGATTTCTACTCCTTGCGCTAAGTAATAAAGTAGAAACTATTGAAGAGATTGAATTAGTTTTAGTTCAAAGTGGTATTGCAAAAGAAGGATTAGTTTATTGGTATAATCAAAGCGGAGATGATAAAACTTTCAACTTTGATGCAATGAAATATACTATTAGAAAATTAAAGCAAGATGGTTTTTTTGAACTCGATGGTCGAAGAGGGAGATCATCCGTCACTAAAATAATTCCTTCACCTACTGGAACAGAAATTATTAAACTTTGGATGGATTTTGTAGTAACATTTTCAGAGAATGCAGAAAAAGAATTAACTGAACAAAAGAAATTAGCAAATAATCTTGAAATCGATATACATAAGGATGTTTTTAAATTTGACATTGATACCCTACCCTATGACCTCCAAACCACACTGTCAAGTGATGCTGAGACTTCATATATTAAATTATGTCAAAGTCTTATACAAAAATTTGAACCAGATGAACATACTGACAAAATAAGAATAATGCCTGTTTTTTTTAATATCCCTTCAACTCTTAAAAAAATTTCTCACTCAGCTGACTATTTTAAAGGCGGTTTGACTTTAATATCTGGTTGGGTTACAGGATTTAGTAAAACTAAGGAGCTGAGGATTGGTAAAGTTTATCGATGTACTGAAAACACTGAGCATGTATTACTAACAAATGATAAGCATGAGTTTTGTCCTTACTGTTCCAACGATATTAAAATCGAAACTCATGTGGATCTTCCTGTGTATGAAATTCATATAGATACTTCAACAGGTGAAAAGATTACTGCATACGTTCACGCAGACTTATGGCGACCTGGTTCAGTTCAAAGCGATGAGCAAAAGATTTTATTATTTAAATTAAAATCAGCTTTTGTTAAACACAAAGATGCTCAAGACATTAAATATATGGTTATTGGTTTAGAGGAAGAAGATGAATTTAGAGTAGACATTAAGAAAGCAGAAGCTCTTGCTAAAAAATCTACTGCTGAAATTCTTAGTGTAATTGATAATTCACTATTCCAAGATTTAGCAGGATTAAAGCCAATTAAAGATTTAGCTATTATAACTCTCGCTTCAATGAATACAAAAGAAATGATTGTTCCAGTTAGAGGAAGACCAATGGCGAAGCGAGGAATATTAAATGCTTTATTCTATGGAGTTCCAGGTACTGGTAAAACAGAAATACCTAAACGCTTAGTTACTCTAGTAGCTAATCGATTAGCCAAAGGTCAAGCTGATAATACAAGTCAAGCAGGATGGACTGCAGCTTATGATTCAAAGGAAAAATATGTTAGAGCAGGATTAATTCCTCTCAACAATACAAGAGCAGTTCTTATTGATGAATTAGATAAGTTTGAAAAGGTAGGATTCTTACTTCAACCATTAGAAGAAAAAATAATTGATTGGTCAAAGGGAGGATTGTCAGTTAGTTATGATGCTTACACAGTTATGTTTATGACTGCGAATAATAAGAAACCGATTGGTGAAGATCCTTTAGAACAAATCAAACAAGAGATTGAACAAAGAGGTAGAAACCATACACCGATTATTGACCGAACCGATATTATTTGTTTACTTAGTGAAGCTGTATCCTCTAAAGATATTCTTGCTAATTGGTTAGGAACAGATTCAACTGAGATTTATGAACATGACGAAATCAAAAATTATTTTGAAGCACTCAGATTGATAGAACAAGTTTCAATTGATAAAGAAACTCTTAAAAAATTAAGTGATACTCTTACAAAAGAAGACTTACGTCTATTCAGTAGAAGTATGCTTTCATTTATGCGAGTTGCTTGTGCAATAGCTAAACTTCATTTACGATCAGAAGTGAATGAAACAGATTTAAAGGAAGCTACTCATTATTATCTTGAGATGTTAAAAACTTTGAATAAATATAATCCACGTATTGTTATAGAAGAAATTGGTAAACCTTCAAAACTTATTGGTCACGTAGATATGATCACTGAGACGATTAGACACACACCTAAAGAAGAATCACAATTGATGTTTGAATTCCCAGAGCTAGATGTGGTTGGAATAATATCTACATTAAGAAAACAAGGAGTAATATTCATGAACCCTAAAGGGAGGTATGAGCTAATATGAGCAGAGGATATATCGCAAGGAGTCAATCGAATATTTGGTTAACACCAAAGAAGTTATATGATGAATTGAATGCAGAATTTAAGTTTGATTTTGATTCCTGTCCTTATCCTCAACCTACGTGGGACGGATTAGAGATTGATTGGAAAGATTCCAATTATGTTAATCCTCCTTATTCAAATTTAAAACTTTGGATAAAGAAGAGTTATGAAGAATGGAACAAAGGTAATACTGTAGTTATGTTAATTCCTGCAAGAACAGATACCATTGCGTTTCACAAATATATATTCGGTTCAGCAGAAGTTAGGTTCGTGAAAGGAAGAATTAAATTTGAAAAGCCAGATGGGATAAAACCTCAACCAGCACCTTTCCCAAGCTGTCTTATCATATGGAGAAAAAAATGAAAGAAATAAGTATAAACGAAATAGAGAGTATGTTGGGATTAAATAAAATTAATCCAGTAGTTAAATGGCGAATTAAAGTAGCCAGAAATCATATTCAACGAGCTGAGCGAATCATCAAGCTATGCTACACACGAAAAATGAAAGCAAAAGCAGCGATAAAACGTGAAGAAAAGTTGATAAAGGAGATAAAAAGAAAATGGAATATGTAGACACAGAAGGAAATACCAGATTAAGCTGGGAACAAATGGAAGTACGAGGCAGTAGCTTCGTCAAGTTTGAGGCAGATACTGAAAAAGTATTAACTCTTACAAAATGGGAAATGGTCGAGAAAGAAGATCGATTCACTCCTGGAGAACAAAAGCTATATTTTATAGCTGAAGTATCTGAGGAAGATGGAGAGGTTATGGAGAAGGTTTTAGAATCACCTTCAGCTAGACTAAGATCCAAGCTTGCAGCTGTACTAAAAGGGAAAGCTACGCAAGGCGACGGCGGAGTGTACACACCCGCATCACCAGTCAAAGTGAGTATCATGAAGACTGGAGATAAATTTAACACAAATTATGTGTGCAAGTTGGTGGGGGAATAATCCCTCACTAACTATGATTACTATTAAAGGAAAGAAGATGATTAGACGACACGAGAAGTTACCGGATATGTTTGTTAGAACTGTACCTTATCTAGTGCTCAGAGAGATTGGAAGAATAATCGGTTCACCTGGTCGAAGGATTAGCAAACGAAAGATGAAAGATTATTCACATTACCCAAGTCAAGTTGCACGTAACACTAAAGTTACATACAGTCACTGCTATCAATTAATCAAAAGATTAGAAGATACTGGATTAGTAATTAGAGACGCAGGGGGAAGAGAACGAAGAGTTAAACTTACACTTAAAGGTGAAAAAGTTCTTCATGCACTAACTACTGTAATGAATCAATTGAAATAAATATGAACAATGAAATATATAGATTTATTTGGAGGAATCGGAGGGTTTTCACTTGGTATTGAAAGAGCCACGAATAATACGGAAAGGGAATATATACCCGAGCAAAGGAGAGGCAGGACAGATAGTGAGCAATCAAGGGATAAGTCCAACAGTCAAACAAGGAAAGCGAGGTGGGATGGGAGCAGTACCAATAATAAGTTTAGATGGGAATGTGTCTACTACAACGACTTCGACAAATACGCAGTCCAAACCTATAATAAAAACTTCGGAACAGATTACGAAGCAACAGACATTACAACCATTAAAGCGACAGACATACCAGACCACGATCTCATCTGTGCAGGATTTCCTTGTCAAGCATTCTCAATCGCTGGAAAAAGGAGAGGTTTCGAAGATACCAGAGGCACATTGTTTTTTGACATTATGCGAATTGCTAAAGCTAAAAGAACTCCATATCTTTTCCTTGAAAACGTTAAAGGGTTACTCAATCACGAAAAAGGGAAGACTTTTACCAAAATCCTTCAAACGCTTCAAGAATTGGGGTATGAATATCAATGGATGGTTCTTAACAGCAAATTTTTCGGAGTTCCCCAGAACAGAGAACGGGTATTCATTATCGCAAATCTTAGAGGAAAACCCAGACCAGAAATATTACCTTTCCGAGAAAATGCAACAGAGGTTTCAGAAGTATATTATGAAACTCAAGACAGCCGACCAGAAATAGGTCAAGCAAAGAGAAGATATGGTATTAAAGGCATATCTCCACCCTTACAAAATTGGTCGCCGATGATTTCAACAACATACAAAGCACACCGAGCAGATCAAATAAGAAAACATGAAGGGAGTCCAACATTAACCAGTAATATGGGAACTGGAGGTAACAATGTACCTATGGTTGTCATGAACTTACAAAAAAGATCAGCAGACAGACCAGCTTTAACAAAAATATGTCCTTGTGGTTCAAAGAAGTTATATCAAAAATGTTGCGGATCTCCTGCTGGTTCTGGAACTATTGGAAAAGTTGAGGAAGCTTATTGTTTAGACTCCAACGCCTCGCAGGGCGTTGGCTCATTGACAAACAATTTAAGACGATTAACTCCAATAGAATGTGAAAGATTACAAGGTTATCCTGATGATTGGACTTCAGGAGTTTCGAATACGCAAAGATACAAGCAATGTGGTAATGCTGTTACAGTTAATGTAATTGAAGCAATTATTCGTAGTTGGACAAATAGACCACATACTATTTAAAGGCCCGAATAGTATTCTACTCCACGATGAATGAATACAATTCTGAATCGAATTTTAAAAATTAAGGAGGTAAACTAAAATGACAAAAAAAGGTATCGCAAATCAAATAGTAATTTGGTGTGTAGGAGCATTAGTCATAGGGGCTTTATTCGGAGCAAGCGTAGTAAACCCAGATGAAATTGTATCTTACGTCGATGTTCCAGGAGAAACAGTATATGTTGATGTTCCTGGAGAAGATGTTATCGTTGAAGTCGTAGATAGTCGATTTGATTATTGGGCTGAACGAGTAGACATCGCAACTGCGTGTGTAGGTAATTTTGCTTTAGAGTGGCAAGAAGAAATTGAAATTTCTGAAACAGATGGAAATACAACAACTACATCCGATTACGATGATTACATCGAAGATGGTTCTACGTATGACGTAAGTGATTCACCAGATTTAACTGATGGACACAGACTATTGAACGATGTTACATTAAGTGAAACAGACCATGAAGATAATGATTGGACATGTACTTTCCAAGTTGATTATGAAGATGACAACTGGAATGAAAACACATACAATGTATCTGTAAACTACGAAGATGGCGACTTTGATGACTTAGAAGTTATCGCAGCATAATCTCGAAGTACAATGGAAAACATAAGGGAGGATTAATTTCCTCTCTTATTTTTTATTTTTCAAAAACATTTATTACTCAATCAAGCCTATATATTTAATGGATGACGAAAGAAAATTTAATTGGTTAACTTTCACATCTGAAATCTTAATAGATCTTATTGAAGCTGCTTTTAAAGGCAAAAAAGAGCAGTAGTTAAAGATATCTCTGAACAATCTTATTTAAAAATAATCAATGTATTTATTATAAAGGAAACATGACCGAACCAAAGAAAGAATCTTATACTCTTTCAGGTACAGAGTTCCTAACATTGATACTACTTGGACCAATAATCTTCGCGTTTATTATTCTTGGAGTTATTATTGTTTGGAAAACAACCTCAAACCCAGAGCAAGTAGCACCACACTTGGACATAATCCTCGTTGCTTTTGCTATATTCTCTAACCCTGTTTCAATGGCAGTAGGTGCTTTAGTTCAAAAAATGCAGAGTGAAATACCTAGAAGATGAAACCTGAAGAAGAATGGATCAAATCCAAGATGAAAGCTAAGAAGAAAAAGTTTAGTTTTAATTATCTAAGATTTTCTATGCCTAAACTTAACAATAGAAAACTTCCACGAATTCCGATAAGAATTCCTTTTTTCAAATTAGAAGCTAAACCAAAGAAGATGATGCTGATTGGATATTCAGCAGTAGCTATTGGATTTATTATGACTATGTTTTTAATTGTAGCTGGAACAGATAATACTCCAGTATTCCCACACGCAGGAGATTATGTTACTGAATTACAACTAGAGTCAGGAGCTGAAGTTTTAATTAATGGAGAAATTACTGGTACTCAAACGCTTAATTTAATTATAGGCAATTCCCGTATAGATAAGATATTCTTAAGTGATTTAGAGATAGGAAAAGATTCAGGATTAAACCACACGTTGTTAATGTTTGGTAATGAAGGTAATGATACTAACTATTTAGAATGTGAGACCTTAACAATCAACGGATTAGTAGCACCTAAATTAATTATTGGAAATGCTACTGCGTATAAAGTAATAATCTCAAATAATATAGCAGATGGTAATTCCTTTTCAATAGCAACTCAAACTGTGAACAACATAAACTTTGGCGGAGTAAGAGGAGCATTAACAATTCCTAAAGTAGAAGGAAGTGATTACGATAGAATTATTATTGATATGACTGATGGAACTACTACTTGTGGAGAGATTACTATTCAACATGTTAAGATGTTTGGAGCACCAGTAGAGTTAAGACATTTCAAAGTTGGTACCTTAGTAATAAATAATAGCATAATTGGAGATGGTACAGGTATAAACTCAGCGTCATTCATACTAGAATCTACACTAAAGAGTAGCAACATAACATATTATAACAACATAGAACAACCAATAAGCGTACAATAAGATGATATATGAAAAAGATGCGCTGGATTATCAAGAACGACGCAATGAGTTCATAGACTATATCCATATGCTTATTGCTCCACATTATCCTGACTTAGAACGCATAGAAAAAGACCTCAAAAGAGAGGGTGACCCTGTTGAAAAACTACTACTTAATTATCTTAAGATTAAATTTAGACCTTATAATCATACTGAACCTGAAGACGAACATATAAGAGAAGTTGTTGATGAGTTTATAATAGCTCTTGAGTCTAAATTAAGATAATTTTGATTAAGTAAATAATTCTAGTAGTAATGAATATGAAATTATTTTCTTTTTGGAACTAAACTTTTAACTAGATTAATAACATCTATAGCTAATGCTTTTACGATTTTTAATAATCGAACAACTAAATCTTTTAGCTTTAAAGCTAGCCCGAGAATGGTCATAACTAAGTTTTTAATTTCATCAATCAATGCTTTGATTTCTGTAATCGTTTGGTTAATATTTTTCTTTGCCATTGAGCTATATTAAAACCCGTACAATTATAAGTATTACTATCTAACTAATTTAGTAACGATTGCAATAATAGATATACCAGAGGTGCTAATAACGGCCCACAACATTTTGTTTAAAGTAGTTTGTCTTATTCGAAATTCAGAATTTTTGATAACCTTCCCATTCAGATTCGTTAGTTCTACCTTTACTTCTTGAATATCCTCATGAATGTGTATGATTTTTTCTAATAGGACTTCGTTAGTTATTCTCATAACCATGTTATCCCTACTAAATTAATTTTTACCTTCATTATCATAACCAACACGCATTAATGAGTATAATATCTCCACTAACACTATTTTCTGTTAACACTCCAAATTTAACAGCTCCCTTAAGATTTTTTGTTGTAACATCATAAATTGCGTAATATCC